AAACAACATCCTAAATTAGACATTAGATTTGTTTTTGAAAACGAAAACAACAAACTGAGAAAAGGATCTAAGACCTCTTATGGTAGATGGTGTGAGAAGAATGACTTTCTTTACTGCACAAGAGTTATACCAGAGAAGTGGCTAAAGAAAAGAGGTATAAACAAACATCCAGAACTCATACAATTTAGGAACAAGAAGATATGAAAAACAAAACTCTAAACTATCTATCGTTCAAAGATGAAGAAATGTGTATACGTGTGTCCCCAGAGATTGTTGACGGTGTGTGGACAGGTAATATAAATTTAAGTGTGGATGCTTTTGACCATAGCCCTTTGAATGATACAGATTATTTCTCTTTGATGAACTTTGTCAGAATGGTTATGGCTGTTCCAGTTCTTATGGAAGAGGACGCAGATTCAAGAGAAAAACTTTACAGCATATTAGAAAAAGAGATTGACCCACCTAAAAAAAATGGTAAGATAATCAGTAGAAAGGACAATATAATAACTATTAATTTTAACAGTAAAACAGATGGGAGTGCGTAGTATGGCCAAATGGGAAATGAATAAGTGTACGGATAAAGATATGGTAAATAGTCCACCACATTATAATAAGTATGGTGTAGAATGTATTGAAGCTATTCAATCAGCTACAGGTGAAGGCTACGAATATTATCTGCAAGGAAATATAATGAAGTATCTTTGGAGATACCGTTACAAGAATGGTGTGCAGGATTTAGAGAAAGCACAGTGGTATCTAAATAAGTTGATAGAGATAAAAAAGGGTGACACAACATCCCCAGATTTGTTTACTTCTTTTGGTATAGAGTTGAGTGATGGTTGTTAAAATATATCTAACATTGGATGTAGACAAAGATGAATATCCAATCCCTGCTGACGGTGATCCCAGTGAAGAGATACAAGAAGCATTAGAAGAGTTTATCTATGATATTGATGGGCTGAAAGTAAAACATATAAAAATAACAATGGAGAGCTAATATGAATGATTATCAAAAATTTATTGCAATATCTAGGTATGCTAGGTGGATTGACGAAGAGAACAGAAGAGAAACATGGGAAGAAACTGTGCAGAGGTACGTGGACTACATTACTGAGAAAGTTAAAGGCCACCTACCTAAAAAACAGATCATTGACGCTATAACTAAACTAGAAGTTATGCCGTCTATGAGAGCATTGATGACTGCAGGTCCTGCTCTTGAGAGAGATAATACAGCAGGATATAACTGTAGCTATTTACCTGTTGATGATCCAAAAGCTTTTGACGAAGCTATGTATATTCTTTTGTGTGGCACTGGTGTTGGGTTCTCTGTGGAGAGACAATATGTAAATCAACTTCCTGAGATTCCACAGGGTTTAGAAGAAGTTGACACATGTATACAAGTACAGGATAGCAAAGAAGGATGGGCAAAGGCATTACGCAAGCTGATAGGACACCTATATATGGGTGAAGTTCCTGTGTGGGACATGTCAAAGGTAAGACCTGCAGGTGCTAGGCTCAAAGTGTTTGGTGGTAGAGCCAGTGGTCCTGCA